GTAGGCAATTATCAAAAAGCATTAGAGGGTTTAGGTGGTAGATTACCATTTTTAAAGAACGGACTAAATGGAATTAACGGAGTTATAAACGCTTCGCCTATTGGTAGATTTGCTCAAATACTATTAGGTCTGTTTGATATTTTAAAAAACAATGAAAAAGTAGTAGAGTTCTTTGAACGTGGTTTAGCTGCTGTTAATGCTGTTGTAAGTGAATTATCAGAATTAATATTAGGCAGCCTAACAAGTGGTATTAAATTTATTAGAGAGGGATTAACTGCGGCATTTACACAGCCACAAAAAGCAATAACAGGACTTGTAAACCTTATAAAAGATAATTTAATAAATAGGTTTAAAGCATTGGGTGTAATTGTAAATGCAATAGCTAATAGAGATTTAAAAGGAATAACAAACGGACTGCTTCAATTTGGAACAGGTGTTGAAAATGTAACAGATAAAATAGGCGGTTTATCAAAAAATCTATTAAATGTTGCTACTTCTGCATTTGATGCCACAGGGGCATTGCAAGATATTGAAGATAATGCTAAAGTAATTGCTTTACAGATTGAAAAAATAGATACTGAAATAGCATCTAAAAGAGGTAAATTAAGAACAAAGGATTTAAACGAAAGAAAAAAACTAGCTGCTGATATAATTAAATTAGAAGACCAATCATTTGAAATAACTAAGAAAAAAGTAGATGAAGAAGTTGCATCACTAAGAACATTAAGAGATGCTAACAAAGCCAATGAAGAAGTAAGAAATAGATTATTAGCTGCCGAACTTGAACAACAACAAATAGTAACACAGTTAAATAATAAAAAGGAAAGTTTACAAACTAGAATAAATAATTTACTTCAAGATGAAGGCAAGATAGCGGAAAAAGTTGCAGAACAAAATCGAAACTATCGTCAAGAAACATTAACATTTCAAGAAAAATACATACAAGAATTTACCACAGAACTTGAAAAAGAACTTCTTGAACTAGAATTATCACAATCTAAAAGAGTAGATTTTTTACGTGAAGCCAAATTAACTGAATTAGAAATACAAGATAAATTTTTAAAAGAACGCCAAGATTTAATTGATGACTATTCCGAAGAAGAAGTTGAAAAACAACAAAGCATATTTGATGCCATACTTGAAGCATCATTTCAATTTGCAGTTAAACAAAAAGCTATTGATGAACAAACAATAGCTACACAAAGGGCTGTGCAAGATGCAAGGTTACAAATAGCGCAAGACTTTAGCAATGGGTTAACAGCTATATTAAGTTTAGCAGGTGCGCAAAGTGCTGAAAACGCAGCATTTCAAAAGTCATTAGCATTGTTTCAAATAGGAATAGATACAGCAGTTGCAATAGTTAAAGCATTAAGAAACTCACAGTCGGCAACAGCAGATAATTTTCTTACTGGTGGATTAGCTGGTATTGCTAAAGCTGCTGCTATAACAGCATCTATATTGGCAGCAGTAGCACAAGCAAAACAAGTATTACAAGCGGAACCACAGCCAACACCACCACAATTTGAACAAGGGGGTGCGATAGACATAGACGGCAAGCCACACTCACAAGGTGGCGAAAATGTATTTGTAGGAAATAGATTAGTAGCTAATGTTGAAGGTGGTGAGGGTTTATTTGTAATGAAGAAAAATGCTTATCAGGCTATAAGCAAATACTCAAACATTAATAAGGCATTTGGTGGTAATTCGTGGGGTGAAACAAAAACACATTTAGCCGATGGCGGTGCAATTAATACATCTATACCGATTACAGATAGCAGAAACTTAGTACAAGAACAAATTACTTTGCAAAATGCTTTTAGGAACAGCGTTAATAATTTACCAGCACCAGTATTATCAATAGTAGAATATCAAAACGCTGTAAGTAAAAGAAATAAATCTGTAAGAATTAGCGAGATTTAGAATGTAAAGCAGTTAAATATTGATTGTATTTATGCTCGTTAATATTCTGCATAGCCTTATTCACCAAGTATCTTAGTGCTTCTGCTTCGCCCATGCTTTCATCTTGACAAAAGAATAAAAACCTTTTAAGGGTTTCGCCCTTTAGTGTAGTCATTACACGCTTCTTATAAAGTTTGTGCTGCATTGTGCTGCAAATATAACTAATTAGAAAATAAAATTAAAATTTTTACATCGTGAAGTTAAACATAGACATAGACGGGTACATAGGTAAAGAAGGATTTAATCTTTCAAAACTTAAATCTATTATAGAAAACAATGTTGAAGCAACTGAAATACATTTTAATATAAATTCAGAAGGCGGAGATGTTTTTGAAGGATGGGCCATACATGATTACATTAAAAGCATTTCAAAAGAAAAGAAAGTATCAGCAAAAGTTCAAGGCGTTGTAGCATCAATTAGCACTATAATTTTAGGATCAATAGATAAAAATAATATTACAGCATCAAAAAATTCAAGCGGATATATTCACAACCCATACTGGACACCAACATCTCCAGCACCATTAGAAGCAGAAGATTTAAAAAAACTTTCATCAGGTTTAGAAGTAGAAGAAAACAAATTATTTAACTTTTATACTAATTGGCTTACTGCTTCAAAAGATGAAATATTAAACCTAATGCAAAATGCTGTAAAACTAACAGCAGACAAAATGCTATCACTTGGAATGATAGGAAATATTGAAGATAGTTTAAGTATAAATTTTAGAAATCAATTACCCTTTAAAGCACAAATAAAAATAGAAAACATGAAAAACGAATTTAGCAAAGAGCAACAAAATTGGTTAGAAAAGAAATTTACAGCACTTAAAGCAATGTTAGTAGGCAATGTAAAAAACATGGCTGTAAAATTAATGGACGGCAAAGAAGTATTTGTATTTACCGAAGATGGCGATTTAATGGGCAAAAAAGTAGTTTTAGCAGATGGTGGTGAACCAACAGAAACGCCAGCACCTAATGGCGAACACGCAACAGATGATGGCAGAGTGATTGTAGTAGCAGACGGCGTAATTACCGAAGTAAAAGAAAACGCTGATGTTGAAGCAATGAAGAAAAAAGAAGAAGAAATTGCCAACTTAAAAAATGAAGTTGAAACATTAAAAAATTCATTAGCTGCTGCTGAAACTGTAAAAGCTGAAACAGAAGTAAAAATCCAAAACGCTTTAAATGAGTTTCAAAACTTCAAAGCAAAATTAATAAGCGGTGATATTGAATTTGAACAAGACTTTAAAGGTGCTGATAAAAAAGAAAGCATTGTAGCAGCAACTTTAGAATACAGAAAAAAACAAGGAAAAAAATAAATAACAATTAAAAACAAATAGACATGGGAAATGTAATCAGTTCAGTACCAGTTCAAGACACAGAGTTGTATGACTTGTATCTTAAGCCTTATTTAGACGACCCACAAATTCAAAGTTTACCCTTTGACTTTATTGTAGGTGCATTTAAAAACAGAGACCTTTATTTTAACACGCAATTAGACAAAATCATGTCTAAGAAAATTGTTTGTGGTTGGAATTTCAACGGTTCAACAACCTTTGCAAAGAAAACACTTAACCCTGTAGAAGTTGAAGCTGCAGTAGAACAATGCTATACGCCATTAATAAATACCATTTTTGCTAATGGTTTGCCTACTGGATGGGAACGTGGCACACTAAGCCCAGAAGTTATTAGCTACATGGCTGACCAACGTGGTTATGCTTTTAACCGTGATATGTTAAGCATCTTATTTTTAGGTGATGAAGCAAGCGCAAGCACTTATTACAATATCAAAGACGGTATTTACAAAAAATTAAAAGCTGGTTCTATCACTCCTTCATTTAGTGGTGATGATTTAGTGCCAAGTTACGGTGCATTGAATGCAACTAACTTAAATGCAACTAACTTCTTTACTACCATGAAAGCGGTTTATGATTTGCAACCACGTTTATTGAGAAACGTACCTAAAGCTGGCAAAGCATGGATATGGACTGAAAGCGTTTATGATTTGTATTTAAACTATTTGTATGTAACTACTCAAACCAATGCTGGAGTTATACAAAGAGAAAGCATTACAGACGGTTTAGATGCTGCTCAATTCTTAGGCATACCTATCGTAGTAGTTCCTATTGTTGATGAAAGACTTGAAGAAGATTTTACACAATCAGGTATTACAACCAATCCATACAGAGTAATTTTAACTAAACCAGATAACCACAAAGTATTAATGGACGGTGATGGCATTTTAAAATCAAATGCTTGGTATGAAAATAAAGATGACAAGTACTACATGGCTGGTTCTGCTTTATTTGATTATGAGTTTGGCTACGGTGCATTAAATGTAATCGCTGGTTTCTAAATAATTAGGGGGTGAAAGCCCCCTTAACCTTTTAAAATAAAACACAATGGCAGACATTAACTGTATCGATTTAATAAGGGGCGTAAACCCAAGCTGCGATGCTCAAAATAAAGTAGGTGGAATAAATAAACGAGTATGGATAGGACAACTAAACATGCTTAACGCTTCTGCTTCATACACAGAAGATGTAAATGGTTATGTAAATTCGTTAAACCTCTTAAGTGTTGCTTCTATACCTTATACTTTAAAAAAATTTATAGGCAAGAAATCTAAAAACAGCACCACTAATGAAGTAGTAGTTGGTGAAAACACAAACACCGTTAATCAATCTACTATCTTAGCATTGTACTATTCAACACCTACTGAAAGAGAAGCGATTGAAGCACTTATAAACGCTGATGATGTATTTGTAGCGGTGCAAGGTCAATACGGTGGCATTGAGATTTACGGCTTAGACTTTGGTTTAAATTGTACTGCTGGAACAGGCGGATTAGGTGCATTGTTAAATGATAACACAGCATTTGTAGTTACTTTAAGCGGTGAGCAATTAGGATTACCTAAACAGTTTTTAGTAGGTGGCACACTTGCAAACACGATTACCTATTTAGAGGGTATTTCTCAATAAAAATTAATTTACTAAATTTGTAGGGCTAAGAATTTAATCTTAGCCCTTTTTTTATGCTTATAAATGAACAAGAAAAAAAAGAAATAGCCAATAAAATAGAGGCTCAAATAAATAAACGGCTATTATCGCAAATTAATGACAACGAATTAAAGCAATGGCATCAAGAAATATTTAACAAAGACATTAAAGAGGGCTGCAATGGCTGTTACAACGAAGCATTTTACAATATTCTTAAATTCATAAAACTAAACAAATGACACTTAATGAGATTGCCCAAAAGTATGACACCGATAAAAAAGTAGGTGAAGGATTACACGGCTATACAACTATTTACGACAAAGTATTTCAAGAACATAAAAGCACAGAAAAGCCAATTTTAGAAATAGGCATAGGCGGTTACAAATTTGAAGATAGAGGCGGTGGTAGTTTAAGCATGTGGCGTGATTACTTTGATTACGCATCTATACATGGAGTAGATTTGTTTAAAAAGAATTTACTCGATACAGACAAAATTTACACCCACCAAATAAGCCAAGACGATGCTGAAGGATTAAATAAACTAATTGATATAATTGGCGAGCCTCAAATAATTATAGACGATGCAAGCCACGTTAATCCATTGACTATTGAAACATTTAAAATATTATTTCCAAGATTAGCAGACGGTGGTATTTATGTAGTTGAGGACGTACACACCAACTATTGGAAAGAGGAATACTTAGGCGAGCCTAATTACAAAGACAAAGAAGCTAACACGGTAATGAATTTCTTTTTAGAACTATGCCACAATGTTAATAGAGATTGGATTGTGGGTTTAGAAAGTCAATTTAAGATTACCAAAATAGAATTTGTAAAATCATTAATCTTTATTTATAAATGATAACCTTTAGCAAGTTAGGTAAGCACGGTAATTTAGGTAATCAATTATTTCAGATTGCTTCATTAATGGGTTTAGGTAAAATATTCGGACACGAAGTTGTAATCCCCGAATGGAAATACAGACCTTTTTTTGATGGCCTGCCACTTGAATTAAACATTAGCGGTGAATTAGTTGAAGAAAAACACTTTCATTATGACCTAGACCAATTTCAAAAGCTAAATAATGATGGTAATTACGATGTTTTAGGGTGGCTGCAAAGCCATTTATACTTTAAGTCTAAACTATTTACCTTAAAAGATATAGTTAAAAACGAGTCGCCCACAATAGGCATATCCATAAGGCGTGGCGATTATGTAGACAATCCTAACTACTATCAATTAGAAATTAATTATTACCTAAATTCTTTACTTAAGATTGGATTAGATAAACCAATTAAGATATTTAGCGATGATTTAGAATACTGCAAGAAACATTTTGAGTGTTTGCCTAACGTGTCTTTTATAAATAAAACACCAATAGAGCAGCTGCAAGAAATGGCTGGCTGTGAATGGCTAATAATTGCAAATAGTACATTTAGTTGGTGGGGTGCATATTTAGGTAACGGAAAGGTAACAAGACCGAATGCTTTATTTGCTGGAGATTTACTTAAAAATGATGATAAAGACTTTTACCCACAAGATTGGCAAATACAAGACGTAAACGAAAAGATTGATTTAAGCGATGTTACTTTTGTTATTCCTGTAAAGTACGACCACCCACATAGGGAAGAAAATCTATTGCTTTGCATTGAATATTTACAGCATCATTTTAATACGAATATTATTATAGGCGAAATAGGAAACCATTTTAAATATTTTGAAGAAAATGTTAGACGTATAGAATTTGACTTGCCTTATTTCCACCGTACTAAAATGCTCAATGATTTAAGCATGGCAGCTAATACTCCTTACGTAATTAATTACGATTGCGATGTTTTTGTTTCGCCTGTTCAAATAGTTAAAGCTATTTATGATTTAAGAAATGGCGATGACTTTGTTTATCCTTATGACGGAAGATTTGCAAGAGTGCCACGAAATGAACTAAACACAATCCATAAATACATGGATGTGGGAATGCTTAAAGGAAACTACACAGGAAACAGCCATAAAGATTTTAAAAGTGTAGGCGGTGCAATAGCTTATAATGTAAAATCATTTATTAAAGCTGGGGGTGAAAACGAAAACTTTATTAGTTATGCCCCAGAGGACATAGAAAGAAAATACCGATTTGAAACTTTAGGATTTAAGGTGGAAAGAGTGTCAGGGAGTTTATTTCATTTAGACCATTATGTTAGCTTAGACAGTTCACCAAAACACCAACACTTTGACAATAACAAAAAAGAACTTGAAAAAATAAAAGGCTTAAGCAAAGAAGATTTGACAAATTATGTCAAAAGTTGGAAAGAATTAACTCCACTACAATTAAAAACAAACACTAATCAATTAATCCCATTAAAAAATCAAACATTTAGAAATATGTACAAACCCAACCCACAATTTATAGGCTGTAAAATAGTTGGAAATTTAAGAGTAATTAAATTGACTAATAATTGCACACAAGAAGAACTTGAATTTATTTCTAACATTCCAGAGTATAGCCATTTAGTTATTGCTGATTTAGTTGTAAAAAAAAACGACACAGCAAATCAGAACCAAACAATATCTACTGGATTAATCTTGAACGAGCCACAGAAAGAAGAACAGCTTTTGAAGCCAAAAAGGGGCAGACCAGCAAAAGTCTAACAAGGATTGAAGCGATAGACGGGTACACATTGCCTATTCATAAAATGGGTAATGGTGGTTTAGGCTGTGTGTTATCACATATTAAAGCCATTGAATTAGCTAAAGAAAATAATCTAAAATCTGTTATTATTTTAGAAGATGACGTTGAATTAATTAATGACTTCGATAATAAATTTAATAAGTGCTTTAGTGAACTTCCTAATAATTGGGATTTACTTTATTTATCTGGCACTAAATATAGAAACACTACACAATATTCAGAAAATCTTTATACATGTGATGGCTATTGGGGTACGTTTGGATATGTAATTAATTCAAGTATTTACGATTTAGTACTAAATGAATGGCAGAAATTAAACCTTACAGCCGACCATGCCTTGATTAAATTAAGTGCTGCAATAAATGTTTTTGTATGTAAAGACAAATTAGTTTTGCATAAAGACGGATATTCTTTTATAACAAATGATTATAGAGAATTACCACATTTAAGTAAGCTATGATATACAAATTTGTAAATAGGTTTATAGAAATAGTAAAAGACTTAGGGAGTAAGAGTTGGATATTTTACGGCAAAGATAATTTACTACCTAATAAATTAATCAAATGGGTAAATGAAAGCGGAACTGCTAAACTTGCACTTAATAAGTATGCTCAATATATAGATGCGGATGGATTTGTAGACGAAAGAACGGCGCTAACACAGTTTAATGATTATCAGAATGGCGACCAATTACTAAGCGACATATCAATTCAACAAGCCTATTTTAAAGGCTTTGTTTTGTTTGTAAGACGTGATACTGAAAACAAAATTAAATCAGTAAAAGTAATTCCTTTAGACAAGTGTAGAAAGGATAAAGAAAAAGACATTATTTGGTATAATCCAACGCTATTTACTTCTAAGTTTCAAGAAATAAAATGGAAAGCCTATCCAATATTTAAAAAGGAAAATACTTTTTTTAATGCACAAGAAGGCGAAATAGCATATTTCTACAAGAAATCAGCAGACAACCCTTATTACCCTGTTCCCGATTATTACGCTGGAATTGAGGACATAATTACATCTTCTGAATTATCTAAAATGGATTTGGAAATAACATGGAATGGCTTTTTAACAAGCGGTTCAATGACATTTATCGGTAATCCTAATAAAGTAATTGATGACCAAAATAACAGAACCTACAAAGATTATATTGATGCTCAACTTCAAGAGTTCACAGGGGCTAAAAAGGATGGGGACGGATTAAGCACACGTTTTTCATTACTTACTTTTTGGGCTGGCAGCAAAGAAGAAGCACCAATTTATCAACCATTTGACAGCAAAGGAATAATAGAAGCTAGTAATACTAAAAGAGATTTAATAGACAGGATAGTATGTAGATTAATGAAAGTTCACCCTGTTTTAATTGGCTTTTCAGATGCTACTATTTTAGGAAATCAACAGGCTTTATCAAATGCACAAAAAGAATTAATCAACACGGTAAACACAGACCAAAGATTTATAAGTGCATCATTAAAAACTATTTATCCCGATTTAGATTTTAACATTTCTCAAATACAGCCAGCTTTTGTGTCAGATGCTAATGTAATATCTAAACTAACTGAAGAAGAAATTAGAAACATATTCTTTGGTTTAGAACCTATTGAAAGACAACTCCCAACGGAGGGCGAAAAGATATTACAAACACTAAGCACATTATCACCTTTATTAGCTACGAAGATTATAGAACTAATCCCACAGCAACAATTACTTGATGCTTTAGGAATTAAAACAGATGCAAATGTTAATCAGCAAGTCTAATTTAGTAACCTTTTGTCAATTTAGCGACAACATAGAAAATAGGTTAATTAACCCTATTATTCAAGACACACAAGACTTGGAAATAGAACCATTAATTGACCCTTTAATGTTTACTAATTTTAATTTAATTGTAGGTGGTTCTACATTATTTCCACAATTAAAATCATTCTTTGACAATTACGTTAAACAATGGATTTGCTTTACAACTTATTATAATTTTTGCACGGTACATGGAATTAATGTTACTCAATTTGGCATAAGGGTAAACAATGAAGACACAAGTGTGCCTGTTGACCCACAGGATAGGGCAAAATTTAACCAAGCGTATAAGAATAAAAGTAACGCCTATTACTTAAGAATGAATAAAGAATTAGACGCTAAGGCTTATACATTTGACAATATAAAGTATGATGAAGTATGTAGTAAAGACAGGGGCAATACTTTAGTAGTTGGAAGAGTAGGCGCAAATAGAGTAGTTTATCCAACAGATTTTAACGGAAATAACTATTATAATCATGGATTATAAAGGCATAGTAAATATTATTAGAGATGCTGCTAATTACGTTAATAGTACTGGTACTTTTTTACATGGCAGAAAATCCGATGCTTCATTAGATTTTGATGGGTCAGCACCATACATATTTTTACTTGAACCAAGACCACTACCACAATCTAATAACAGCAAGTTTGTAATTAATATTTCATTTCCTATTTTATTTGTTACACAAGATAGCCCCGAAAGTAGCGAATTAGAAAGAGAAGATTTAAAACAGGATATGTCTTTGCTTGCTTTGAGATTACTTTCTAAAATAGATGAAAGCGATAGCATAGAGCAAGTAAGGTTTGAAAGCCCCGAACCCGAAATTAGACAAATGGCTGGCACATTAACAGGCTTTAGTTTTAATTTACTTTTAACTTATAATACTAGCGATTGCGCTATTGATATTGATTTACCACCTACTATAAAGCTGTTTGCAAGTGATACAAGTGTAACTGTGGGGCAACAAATAGAATTAGCATGGATAGCAACTAATGTAAATTCAGTTACAATAACAGGATTAGGAGTGTTACAAGGTGCAACAGGGGTAGTTAATGTAATTGTAAACTCTGAAACCATATACACAGCCACAGCAACTAATAACGCTGGAACGGCAAACGACAGCATTACAATAGAAATAGGTGCTGCTTGTTTTGATGCCACAGCGGTAGTTAA